CCCAAGGAGTTAGAACGTATTAAAAACATATTCGACTGGAGGAGTTATCCGGAAAATAACAAAGAAAAATGGTACGATTACATAGACGAAGAATTTAAACGACGAGAGGAAGGTTTCTGGTTTATGAATAATGGTAAACCAACCTGGATAACTGGTACGCACTATATGTATTTACAATGGAGTAAAATTGATGTTGGTGCTCCAGACTTTAGAGAAGCAAATAGATTGTTCTATATATTCTGGGAGGCTTGTAAAGCAGACAAAAGATGCTACGGAATGTGCTACCTTAAAAATAGACGTTCTGGATTTTCTTTTATGTCGAGTGCAGAAACAGTTAATTTAGCCACTATATCAAGTGATAGTAGATATGGTATATTATCTAAATCAGGTGCGGATGCGAAGAAAATGTTTACAGACAAAGTTGTTCCTATATCGATTAATTATCCTTTCTTTTTTAAACCTATTCAAGATGGTATGGATCGGCCAAAATCCGAGTTGGCTTATCGTGTTCCCGCTAGTAAGTTTACGAGAAAGAAGATTACAGCGAATGAACAACTCGAAGATATCAAAGGACTAGATACAACTATTGACTGGAAGAACACAGGAGACAATAGTTATGATGGAGAAAAACTAAATTTACTAGTTCACGATGAAAGTGGTAAGTGGGAAAGACCCGATAACATATTAAATAACTGGAGAGTTACAAAAACATGTTTACGATTAGGTAGTAGGATAGTTGGTAAATGTATGATGGGCTCAACTTCTAATGCATTAGACAAAGGTGGAGATAACTTTAAAAAACTATATAACGCATCAGATGTCACCTCAAGAAATAGAAATGGCCAAACAAAGTCTGGTTTATACTCTTTGTTTATCCCAATGGAATGGAACTACGAGGGCTTTATTGATGAATACGGATATCCAGTTTTCGATAATCCAGATCATGATGTCCTCGGACCAGATGGTGAACTAATTGATATAGGCATAATAGAACATTGGAATAATGAAGCAGAGGGATTAAAATCTGATCATGATGGTTTAAATGAGTTTTATAGACAATTCCCAAGAACAACGGAGCACGCGTTTAGAGATGAGGCTAAGAACTCTATATTTAACCTAGTTAAAATATATGAGCAGATAGATTACAATGAAGGAATAGGTAATTCATCAGTAGTATCAACTGGAAACTTTCAATGGGTTAGTGGAATAAAAGACACGCAAGTTATATTTTATCCAGATCCAAAAGGTAGATTTAAGGTAAGTTGGTTCCCACCTCAACATATGCAAAATAAGATCATTCAGAAGAATGGTATTAAATATCCCGCAAATGAACACATGGGTGCTTTTGGTTGTGATAGCTACGATATATCGGGAACAGTAGATGGTAAGGGGTCGAATGGAGCTTTACACGGATTAACAAAGTTTTCAATGGAAGATTGCCCACCTAATCATATGTTTCTGGAATATGTAGCAAGACCTCCGACCGCTGATATTTTCTTCGAAGACGTATTGATGGCTTTAGTGTTTTATGGAATGCCATTACTATGTGAAAATAATAAACCGAGATTATTATACCACTTAAGAAGAAGAGGTTATAGAGGTTACTCAATGAATAGACCAGATAAACTATGGAACAAACTATCTGTAACAGAAAAAGAAATAGGTGGAATACCCAACTCAAGTGAAGATATTAAGCAAGCACACGCCGCTGCTATCGAGATGTACATACAAGATCACGTTGGTCATTTAGGTGATGGAAATTATGGTAACATATATTTTAATGAAACACTGAACGACTGGAGTAGATTCGATATAACAAAAAGAACGAAGTTTGACGCATCTATAAGTTCTGGATTAGCTATTATGGCTTGCAACAGACATTTGTATAGGCCAAATGCTAAAATAGAGAAACAAAAATTAAACATAAATATTGCGAAGTATACTAATACTGGAAACGCATCTAAAATAATAAAATAAAATATGGCAGAGTCTGTTATAAATAATTATTTTCCTAGTCAAGTTGTAAGTGACGCTGAGAAGCTAAGTTACGACTATGGATTAAAAGTGGCTAAGGCTATTGAAACTGAGTGGTTTAATAAAGACCGTGGTTATAATAGATACACAACTAATCAAAACAATTTTCACAATCTAAGATTATACGCTAGTGGAAATCAATCAATTCAAAAATATAAAGATGAGCTGTCTATAAATGGTGACTTAAGCTACTTAAATCTAGATTGGACGCCAGTCCCTATTATACCTAAATTTGTAGATATTGTCGTTAACGGTATAACGGAGAGGGTGTATGATATTAAAGCTTATTCACAAGATCCTTATGGAGTTGCTAAAAGAACTGAGTACATGGAATCTATACTTGGAGACATGCAAATGCAAGAAATGAATGATTTTGCGGCCGAAGCCTTCAATATAAATCTTTACGAAAACGATCCACAAACTCTTCCTGAATCTCAAGAAGAATTAGATCTTCACATGCAATTGACTTACAAGCAGTCTGTTGAATTAGCGGAAGAACAAGCTATAAACGTTTTGATGGATGGTAATAATTATGAGTTAATTAAGAAAAGATTTTATAGAGATCTAACGGTATTAGGTATTGGCGCTGTAAAAACAGGCTTTACAACATCAGAAGGTGTTACTATAGATTATGTTGATCCAGCTGACTTGGTATATTCTTACACTGAATCTCCATATTTTGATGATATATATTATATTGGTGAAGTTAAAACAATACCTATAAATGAACTAGCTAAACAATTCCCGCATTTAACGCAAAGTGATTTAGAGGAAATAGTAAAAACAAAATCTGTGCACACTAATGATTATCAGCACGGAAATAGACATAGAGAAATAGATAACAATCAGGTTCAAGTATTATACTTTAACTTCAAAAGCTATATGAACGAAGTTTATAAAATGAAAGAAACTGGATCTGGAGCAGAAAAGGCTATAGAAAAAGATGACACGTTTAATCCACCAGCGGACAAAGAAGGAGGATATGAAAGATTACACAGGGCTATAGAGTGCTTGTATGAAGGGGCTATGATTCTTGGTACAAATAAATTACTAAAATGGGAAATGGCAAAAAATATGATGCGTCCTAAAAGTGATTTTACCAAGGTTAAAATGAACTATTCTATGGTTGCGCCTAGAATGTATAAAGGTAAGATAGATTCATTGGTAAAACGTATTACAGGTTTTGCTGACATGATACAATTAACACATTTAAAGCTACAGCAAATAATGTCACGTATGGTTCCAGATGGTGTTTATTTAGATGCTGATGGTTTAGCTGAGGTTGATTTAGGGAATGGAACTAACTATAGTCCACAAGAGGCGTTAAACATGTTCTTCCAAACTGGTAGTGTCATAGGTAGATCGTTTACTTCAGAGGGTGATATGAATCCTGGTAAAGTGCCTATTCAAGAAATCACATCTGGTAGCGGTGGAAATAAAATGCAGGCTCTTATAGGTAACTATAATTATTACCTACAAATGATTAGAGATGTGACCGGATTAAACGAGGCTAGAGACGGTTCTACTCCAGACGCTAAAGCCTTAGTTGGTGTACAAAAGTTAGCCGCGGCAAATTCTAACACGGCAACTAGACACATATTAAATGCAGGATTATTTTTAACAGCAGAGACAGCAGAGTGTTTGTCACTTAGAATATCTGATATTATAGAATACTCTCCAACAAAAGATGCTTTTATACAGGCCGTTGGGGTTCATAACGCAGCTACTTTAGAAGAAATGTCCGATCTACATTTATATGACTTTGGTATATTTATTGAGTTAGCTCCAGATGAAGAAGAAAAAATGATGTTAGAAAACAACATTCAAGTAGCTGTGGCTCAACAAGGGATAGATCTTGAAGATGCCATTGATATTCGGAATATTAAAAACGTAAAACTCGCTAATCAATTACTAAAAATTAGAAGAAAAAAGAAGCAAGAGAAAGATCAGCAAATCCAACAACAAAATATACAGGCTCAATCACAAGCCAATATGGAAGCACAACAAGCGGCTGCTCAACTAGAGATACAAAAACAGCAAGCCTTATCACAGGCCCAAGCGCAATTAGAGCAGATGAAAGCACAGATGGAATCCCAAAAACTCGAGCAAGAAGCTCAGGTGAAAGCGCGATTAATGGAACAAGAGTTTCAATATAATATGCAATTGAGACAAATGGATATGCAAACCATAATGGAACGAGAAAATAAAAAAGAAGATCGTAAAGATCAAAGAACAAAAATACAAGCTACACAGCAATCAGAAATGATTGACCAAAGAAATAATCAAAAACCACCTAAAAATTTTGAATCCGCAGGTAATGATGTAGTAGGCGGTGGATTCGACTTAGGCG